AAAAGAAGAAAAATAAATAAAAACGAAAATGTTACAAAAAATAAAAAATTAAATAATTTTAATAAAATTAATAAAAAAAAAAAAAAAAACAAAATGAATCATAAAACTCGTAATGTAAAAAAAATGATAGATAAAAAAACTCGCAATGTAAAAAAATTAAGAAATAAAAAAACTCATAATATTAAAAAACTAAGAAATAACAAAACTCGTAATGTAAAAAAAATAATAGATAACAAAACTCGCAATGTAAAAAAAATAATAGATAACAAAACTCGTAATGTAAAAAAAATTAAAAATAACAAAACTCGTAATGTAAAAAAATTAAGATATAAAAAATCTCATGGTGGTGGTTTAAAATGGATAATCAATCCTCGTTACAACCCTGATAATCCTAATAGCCAAATATTAATAACTGAGAATGAGAAAAAGTTAATGGACGAGGCTGAAGAAAAACTAAAATTATTACGTGATAGATTAAATTCAAAGTATATAATAGATTTGAGTTCGCGTTTAAATGAGGTTAATCCCAAAGGCTTATCTACCGAACAAATTGAAGATGTGCAAAGAGCACATAATTTTTTAAACAAAAGTGATGCAGTTCGTTATATTAGAAACCAAAATGGAGATACAGCATAATATATATTATATAATTTTCAATATAGAATCTAAAAATGAATTATATAATTTATATTAAAAATTATATAAAGATAATTATTTAAATCTATTTAATAAGCACTAGTAGTGTAATGGTTATCATACTTGCCTTCCAAGCAAGTGATCCGAGTTCGATTCTCGGCTAGTGCAAGTAATACATATTATACTGATATAATATGTATAAAAATTATTTAAAAATTATATAATTTTTATATATAATGATTAGTAGTATTATTTGTATATTATCACTAAATAAAATATTACCTCCAATTGGTAATAAATATTATACTTCTATTAATATTCCACTATTTGGAAAACAAAGTATTAGATATGAACGAAGTAGTAAATTTATTTCAGAAATTAGTTTATCTGGTAAAATAAATGAACATGGATATATTTATTTTAGTGAGAATGAGCCATATAAATATACACTAGATAATACGTTAGATTATTTATTAAAAAAATATCAATGTATTTTAAGTGACCCTTATTATGACCATATAAATGATATTATTATACTAAATATACAAATAAATATTGTTAAATATTCAAAAAAACTTATTTTAATAAATAATCAATGTATATTACTTTGAATTTTCTTATATTAATATCAAATCTATTAATTTTATTAACAAAATTAGTATTTATTATTTTACTTAATATTATATGACTTAATATTGGACTTAACCACCATAATTCACCTAAATGTATATTTAATTTATAATCTATTTTATTTTCTAATAAAATACTTCCTGTTATACTTGTTAATATTCCTGTAATATATTTTTCTTTCCATTTATTTTTTCTTAAATAAATTCTATAATAATGTAATGGTGTATGAATAAATAATAAATACACTTTTGATAGTATAGGTTTTTTCAACCATATATAATGAACTACTGATGAAATAAAATACTTAAATTTATTTGGAATATCTTGTGCTATATGATATATTGAAGAACCTATTAATAATCTTTTTCTATTTTCTAAATTAATATTGGATATAGCAACTAAAAAAAATGTATTAAAAAATATAGTTAATTGAGGTATATCTATTATATCAGTAGCTCCATGACCTATAATTGGTATTAATAATGGATAACGCATTAGTTAATTACATATATATAAATGTATTTAACTAAATATATAAATAATCTTTAAATAAAGATTTGATTTCCTCATTTGGGTATTTATAAAACAAATCAGGTTGGTCTTCATGTCCTTCTTTAATTACCTCATATTTTCCTGTTGTTGTGCATAGATTATAAATATTAAAATTATCATTTAAATTAAATTTATTTGTTCTAGTTGATAAATTTACACTAATACAACCCTCTGAACCACTAATTATTCTATGAAATATACCAGCTCGCCATACTATCATTACTGCACCATCATAATAGAGTTTATCATTTTTATATACTTTCTCTGGTGTTACAATAAATGACGCTTTATTTAAAGTTTTTGCATTAAAAATATCAATATATCTTGTTCCTTGTAAAACTAATAAATTATCATCTTGCCCTGAATGTATATACATGGTCGTTTTACAGGTGGAACTTCTTCTCCTAATGAAGCAGGTGAAATTGAATTTGGACCATGTATTACTCTATCTATACCATATATTTTGGGTATATCTGATGGAACCATTGTATCAAATTTAACACCAGCAGTTCTACGTAAATTTCTTAATGGAATCAATCTATATAACATATATGTATTAAATTATATTTTATTATTTTTTAATAATATTTATTATTATTTTATAAATTATCAATCATACTATTTATAGTATTAGATAGTTCTGTATATTTTTTACATTTTACACAGTTATCTGTATTATCATTTTCTATTAAATTTTCGATATTTATTGATTTTGCTCCTTTATTATCATCTAACATATTCATCATGCATTTTGCACATTCTAAATTTACTATTTTTTTTGTGCTAGTTAATAAACTTTTTACTTCCTTTTTTCCTTCTGTTCCTCCTATTTCTTCTGTTAATCCACGTAACTTATTTTCAATCATTTTAAATAAATTATCATCTTTATTGTATTTATTTTCTTTTAATCTATTATTACTAGTAAATCCTTCTTTATTTGAATTTAAATTAGTAACTTCTCTAAAAGATAAATTTTGAACCACTCGTTTTTGATAATTAAAACAACTAAAAATTATTACTATAAATAAAACCGCTAAAACTAAATATGCTATATTTTTATAAATTTCCACTGTAGAATTCATTATTATATATACAATTAGAATATATATTCTAATTTAATAAATATTGTTTTATATTGTGAATTATATTTTTTGAAATTTTTCGATTTGAACTTTCAAGCTTAAGAGAATCCAAACATTCAATATCACTTTCTAGAGCTAGTATTAAATCTTTTAATGTTTTGAATTTATTTATTATAGTTGTTGCACTTTGATGACTTACATTTGGTATTTGCATCAGCATAATAATATTTATATTCTCTCGTGTTACATTTGCTTTTTTTGCTGTTTTTACTACATTTACATATTCTTCTTTTTGTTCAGAGAGATTTTCTATTTTATTATAATAACATGTTTTGCTATTTTCTCTCAGCAATTTATTTACAAAAGCATGTATTATTTCAGCTGATTCTATATTATTTACTGAATTTAAAATTGAAAAACCTTTATAATAACTTATAGATACGAGAGATGAATACAAAGTTGCTTTAAATTTATCATTTCTATAATTTATTATATTTCCTTCAATTAAATAATATATATTATGATTAGGTAATGAATTACCATCTAACCTAAAAGATTGTTCATTATATCTTCCATCTTTTATACTTGCTTCTAAATCAGATAATGATTTTCTCTCTATTATTACTAATGTTTTATCATTTATTTCATCATAAATTAAATAGTCTCCTAATTCTAAATTACTAACTTCTATTGTATATTTTGTATTTTCATTTAAAAAATTTAAATAATTTATAATTTGCTTTGGTTCTCGATTATCAATATATAATATCATTAAACTTTATAGCCTTTAATTTTTAAATAATTATTTTTATAATATAAACAAAAATAATTATCAACTTAACCAAGTAGTCTCGAGCGTCCAGTTCTAAAAGTTCCTAATGTATTATTTCCATTCATTAGATTTAAATGTGTTAAGCAACGCTTTCCTTCGCTACAATTTTTACCTAAACCACACCCCTTATTTAACGATTTAGTATTAGAGTTAATTACACTTCCATCGTTATTATGTTGATTTGCTGCTGTAACTGCAACTTTATATCCCGGAAGACCAGTTATATTAGGTCTTACATTTGAGGTTGGTGCTAAACCAGCCATGGATCCAAAATGGCATGTTTGATTAGTATGTCTATTGCTCGAACCTATTAAGTTAACTCGTGGCATCTTTTTTATAATATTATAATATATTTTTTTTATTTTATTTAAAATTGTTTTTAATTATATTAAAAACAATATACTAAATATTATATAATGTTTGGCTCAACGTTTGAAAATTTATGTTTTAAAGATAATAATAGTGATAACGACTCTGACCAAGAATCTAATAATATTACTAATGATGATAATATTATTACTTCTGAAGAGTTAATATTTAATCCCTATAATTTAATTAATAAAGAAATTCAAATTAATAATATCCAAGAAATTTTAAATAACTATGGAATTTTTGCTAAACCTTTTAATATAGAACTTTATAAGAGAGCATTTATACATCGATCATACACTAAAAAACCTAAACTTGAAAATGAAGAATCAAATATTATAATTGTTGAAAAACCAGATGATTGTTTACCGCTTAAATCAAAATCTAATGAACGATTAGAATTTATTGGTGATGGTGTTTTAGAATGTATTACAAAATATTATTTATATAAAAGATTTCCTAAAGCTGACGAGGGTTTTATGACCGAAAAAAAAATCGCTCTTGTTAAAAATGAACATATTGGAAAGCTAGCTTTAGAATTGGGACTACATCATTATTACATTATTTCGCGGCATGCAGAAGAAAAAAACATCAGAACTAATCTAAAAAAATTAGGATGTTTATTTGAAGCATTTATTGGTGCTATATTTCTTGATTATAATCGTATCGATATTAAAGATGAATATGGATGGTTTGAAAATATATTCAATTGTGGTCCCGGATTACAAATGGCCCAAATCTTTGTTGAACATGTATTTGAAAAACATGTAGATTGGACTAAACTTATTGCTAATGATGATAATTACAAAAATAAATTACAAGTTATTATTCAAAAAGAATTTAAACTTACTCCAGATTATGTTGAACTACAGAATAAATTCGAAAATGATTCTGATAAAATTTATATTATGGGACTTTATATTAGTTTTGGACAAAATATTCATAATGCTGATCTTAATAAAGCTATAATGTTTAAAGATTTGAAATCATTTAAGGAAATACATAATAAACTTGAGACTGATTCTAAATTATTAGTATTTATTACTAAGGCCGAACATAAAATTAAAAAAAAGGCTGAACAACTCGCTTGTGAAAATGCAATCAAAATTATTGAACAATATAACAACAAAATTTAATTTAGGAAATATATTTAATTAAAATGTATTAAATTATATATATATATATAGTTTAATATGGAGACTATTGATGAAAAATTAGATTTACTAAAAGTTAAACCTCTTCCTAAAAATCAAACACAATTTAATTTTTTTATTGAGAAAAAAAAAGATTTACAACTACCAACTATTATTGATAAAACAGGAGAACAAATTATTAATGCTCAACAATTTATTAATAAAATTCAAAATAAAGTTGGTATATTAGATACTGATAAATTATCAATTATTAAACCCGAAGAAACTTTAAAATCACCCATTGAAAAACCTATTAAAATTAAACCATTTATTGAAGAAACTTTTACTGAAATTGTCAAAACTGAAGAATTAATTAAATTATTACCTTTTGGTGCTAATACTAAAACAGATAAAGGTAAAACTAAACTACCTGATTTACCTGAAGTAGAATCTATAAAAAAAACAGAATACAAAAAGAAATCTAAATTAATTTCTGATTATCAACCTAATGAAGATGATATTATTGGTGATTCTAAACTTAAAGATAGATTACCCAAATTGCAAGAAAATATATTAATTCAAACCCCTGATTATTATTTATATAACAGAGAAATATTTATAAATGCAATCAATAAATTATTCTTACCATACAAAGAAGAACTCTTACAAGAAGAAAAAGATATTGCCGAAGGAAAAATTACTGTTAGTTGTGATGAATCTCTCAAAAAAGATTTCTCCCTTTTAACACATCAAAAAATTGTTCGTGACTATATTAATTTATTTACTCCATATAGAGGTCTTTTACTTTATCATGGTCTTGGTTCTGGTAAAACATGCTCTTCTATAGCCATTGCTGAAGGTATTAAAAATGATTTAAAAATTTTAGTGATGACTCCCGCTTCATTGAGAGATAATTATTATGAAGAACTTAAAAAATGTGGAGATTATTTATATAAAAAAAATCAGTATTGGGAATTTATTAATACATCTTCTTCTCCTGATTTAGTTAAATCTCTCAGTTCTATCTTAAAAATACCTGAAGAAACTATAAAAAAAAATAATGGTGCATGGTTTGTTAACGTGCAAAAAGAACCTAATTATGAATCTCTTGATTTTGAAGATCAAAAAAAAATTAATGAACAAGTTAATTTAATGATATCTCACAAATACGAATTTATTAATTATAATGGTTTAAGAAACAGCCATTTAACTTCTTTAACTAATAATAATACTATTAATCCTTTTTCTAATAAAGTTATAATTATTGATGAAGCTCACAATTTTATAAGTAGAATTGTAAATAAAATTTCACGACCTTCTTCTTTATCAATGAAAATATATAATTATTTAATGGAAGCCGAAAATTGCAAAATTATACTTCTCTCTGGAACACCTATTATTAATTACCCCAATGAAATAGCTATTTTATTTAATATTTTAAGAGGATATATTTACACATTTACTACTAAAATTATAGATACTAAAGTTACTAGTAAAGTTCTTACCCAAGATTATTTTATTAATTTATTTAAAAAAAAAGGAATATATAATCATATTGATTCAATCGAATTTAATTCTCTCACAAAACAACTCTCTATTACTAAAAATCCTTTCGGCTTTAAAAAATCATCTAAAGAATCTAAAAATAAAATTGAATTTTCAAATGATACTTTTTATATTTCTGAGTTTAAAGATGCATTATTAGAAGTTCTTAATTCTCAAAATATATCAATTGAAGGTAATAATATTAAAATTAATCCATATAAATCATTACCTGATAATTTTGATGAATTTAAAGATTTATTTATTGATACTAAAAATCAAATGAAAAATACTGATATGTTTAAAATGCGTATTATAGGATTAACATCTTACTTTAGAAGTGCACAAGAACAACTCATGCCTAAATATGACGATGATGAAGTAAAAATTCTACAAATTCCTATGAGTGATTTTCAATTTGGTCAATATCAAGAAGCCAGAATACAAGAAAGAAAACTTGAAAAAAATAATAAATCTAAAAAGGGAAAAAATAAATTACAAAAAGATGAAATTTATAGTGATACAGTTTCAACATATCGTATTTTCTCACGCGCATTTTGTAACTTTGTATTTCCCAAACCAGATATTAAACGACCTATGCCTAACAAAGATGACTCAATTGAAACTGCAATTGGTGCTGTTGAAAATAATGATAATATTGGTGAAGATATATTAGATGATACTAAAGCTCAAGATAAATTAGATGATATGGATAATAATTTTGAACAAGAAGATTTACAAGATTTAAAAAAACAATTAAGTCAAGCTAAAGATACCTCTTATTCTAGCAGAATACAACAATCTCTCGCTGAACTTGATAAAAATTCTTCAAAATATTTAACACATGATAAACTTGCTACATATAGTCCTAAATTTTTAACTATGTTAAATAATATACTTGATTCTTCTAATAGAGGAATTAACCTAATATATTCACAATTTAAAACACTAGAAGGTATTGGAATATTTAAACTTGTTTTAAAAGAAAATGGATTTGCTGAATTTAAATTAAAAAAATCTAGTAATGGTGAATATTCTTTTCAAGTAAACCCAGATGATATTGGTAAACCTATGTATGCTTCATATAGTGGAGATGAAACTCCGGAAGAAAGAGAGATTATAAAAAATGTATTAAATAGTAATTGGAAAGTTGTTCCATCAAATATTGTCACACAATTAAAAACTATTAATCCAAATAATTTTTACGGAGAAGTTATTAAAATTTTAATGATTACATCTTCTGGAGCAGAAGGTATTAGTTTAAAAAATGTTAGATACGTTCATATTACTGAACCATATTGGCATCCTGTCAGAAATCAACAAGTTATTGGACGAGCTAGACGTATATGTAGTCATAGTGAACTTCCGAAAGAATTACAAACAGTAGAAGTATTCTTATATTTAATGAAATTTACTGAAAAACAACTAGAATCCATTTCAATTGACTTAAAACTTAATGATGTTAGTAAAAAAGATAAAAAACGCGTATTAACCAGTGATGAATTCTTATATGAAATATCTTCTATAAAAGAAGAACTTAATAAAGAATTATTAACTAATGTTAAAAAATCTGCTATAGACTGTAGTATTCATTCTAGGTCTTCTTCAAATGAAAAAATTACTTGTTTCACAATTGGTAATGCTACTGATGATAAAATGATGTATGTTCCAGACATTAAAGCACAAGATAATGATAAAGTTATGCAATTAAATAAAAAAAAAGTAGCAATCAAATTATACAAAATAAGAAATACTAATTATGGTTTGGATAAAGAAAATAATAAAGTATATGATTATGATGCATATATGAAAGGTGAACTCATACATATTGGTAATTTAGTTAGTGAAAAAGGAAAAAATAAAGTTGTATTAAATGATTAATTTAATTTTATATTTTTAAATAAAATTAAATTATATAGATAGTTTTATATATATGTGTTTTTCTATAGAATCTTCATTTACAGCATATATTATTGGTTCAATTGCATCTTTATATTTATTAATAAATGGAGATAAATATGATAAACATATAGGTTTATTTTCATTAATATTTGTTCAAATGCAATTAGCTGAATTTTTTATGTGGCTTGATCAAAACTGTACTAATATTAATCACTATGCATCAATTTATGCAGAATATATTATATTTTTACAACCATTCAGTATTTTACTTGGCGCATTATTATTTAAAACTACAAATATATCAAATAAAATATTACATTTGATTTTATTAGTTTATGTAATTTATATATTATTATTAAGCAAACAAATTATTAATAATAAAAAAAAATTATGTTCAAAATCTATAAATAATGGTCATTTAGAATGGGAATTTGTTAAGAAATATAGTTCTGCTGATTACTATTTATATTTTATTTTTATGTTTTTAATATGGCCATTTTTAAATAATAAAAAGGGAATATTAGTATTTATATTTTCAATAATTAGTTTATTATTTGGAGTAACTAAAAATTTAAAATTTGATTTTACTCAATGGGAATCTAAATGGTGTTTTTATGGTGTTTTACTACCCGGTATAATTATACTTTATAATTTAATTTATAAGAAATAAAAATTAAATCATATTATCTCTAATTTGCTCATAATTTTTTCTTGATTATCTAAGAGTTTGTTTAAAAGTTTATTTATATTATCTAATTTAACATTTAAATTTATTTTATTTTCTTCTTTATATTCATTTTCTATTAATTTATTTACACTTTTTAATTTTTCATCATCTATTTTCATACTATTTATTCTTGTATTATAAGAATTGTTTAAATTCACTATTTCTGATTCTAATAATTCTTCAATA